AAGTGTTATCGCCATGTTTCAATCCTTTGTTAAAGGCACAATACCACGCTACGCAGCATCCGTCCATGTTTCCGAACCAACAGACTGTTCTGTCCAAATGTCTGAAATGTCTGTCTGTTCTGTCCAAATCTCTGCATCAACGACAGGCTCTAACCAGCCGCGTACAATGATGTCTCTTCCTGCATACGCAAATGAGCCTGCGCTCGCAGAGACATTCATACTAATTAGTGTGCCGATGTTGTTGCCAGTAACTGCAAATGTGCCAGCATCAAAGGCTTCAGAAATGCCAAAGTCTATTTCTTGGCCAGTAAAGGTGAATGAGCCTGACGCTGCCTCAAAGGTAATCGCAATAACTACTGCAATATCTTCGCCTGTAAGGGCAAATTCACCATTTGCTGCGGCAATGTTCATTGCCTTGGTGAACGATGCATCCTGCCCTGTGAGCGTAAACGTACCGCTGTCTGCGCCGATCTTATAGTTAGCAAACAGCCCGACATCTTGACCAGTAAGCGTAAACGATCCCGCCGTGACAACTTTGCTGATGTCTACGTCGATTTCTTGACCTGTGACGGTGAATGTACCTGCATTTGCCAGAATACTGACATGCACAATATACGTCTGGTCTTGACCCGTGACTGTGTAAGAACCCTGATTGACCGCAAACGCATATCCGCGTGTTGAGCCTGCGTCCTGCCCAGTAAGCGCAAACGTGCCAGCATCAGCCGACACATTCATTGCTTTTGTTAGATCAGCCGCACGACCATCAAGCGTAAATACGCCAGTTGGCGCAACGTCTGTGATTAGCTTGCCTGCACCCTGATAGCTTACCGCATAGCTGCCCGCGTCTACTTCAAACGTCAGACCCTGTAGGGCGCTTGTTGCGCCTAACGGGGTTGCGGCTATGGGGGTAAAGCCAAGCATGTACTATATCCTATTCAGGTTTCGTGGGCCAATTAATGTCTAATGGAAAGCCATCTTGTGCTGGCACATCACGCAAAGCCTGACGATAGTCTCTTTCGGCTTGTGTCATTGTGCGATCACCAACAGCCCACCAATCGGTTTCTGCTAAAAGAGCGTCACGTTGCAATCGTACTTGGCTTTCATTTACGCTTGCAGGTATATTGAAGTAGTCCTCTGGAACCTCTACAATTTCATCATCTCTCTGAATAAATGGCATTTCGTATTCCTTTACCTTAGTAATTCATGCCGTACTTTACTACTTTATCAGTGCGACCCGTCTGAGTAGCTAAAACACCACTGGGTGCGTTACTAGCTATAAATTTAGTGCTACTAGTTGCTTCGGCATTTGTCATTCTGCCGTTCAGTTCAACAAAATACGCTGAAGCACCAAGATAAGAAGGTGAAACTTGCAAACAAGTCCAACGCCAAGACGTTGGAACGCTAGTATCATAAGCATCCCATATTTGCATGCGACCCCAAATGTAAGAACCCGTTGAATTATTATGATAGTTGCCTGTCAGTCGCCCATAGTAATCATCTCTATCAGTTTGAGTACTATTGTAAATAACACCACCATATTGATATTCATTTGAGCTAATAATACCGCCGCTGCCATCGAAGAATTGGAATAATATTCCACCAAAGCCACTGTTTGCTGGTACAGGCCAAGACCCTCTTAGTTCGTGGTAATCATAACCAGACGGTAGGGTTAATTCCCAAGAGCCATAATTTGATGTAAAAGTTGATGAGCCTAATTCTTTTAAGCCACCGCCAACACCTCCAGCACCAATCGCTGCCGCTGTGGTACTGTCGATGCTTGTAATATTCTGTAGTTCGCCGCTGTTACCTATTCTAATAGAACCAACACCTGCACCTGTTCTTAAAGCCATTTTGGTATCCTTTCACTATTAGCCGTTAAGCTGTGCTTTTAGAGCATCAATTTGCTCTTGCTGTTCTTTGATTGCTTCGATCAACAAGCCAACCATGTTGCCATACGCTACGTTCTTGAAGCCATCTTTGTTCTCATGCACTGCTTCGGGTAGTACCTTCTCAACATCTTGAGCAATTACACCAGTTGCACGTTCTGTGAAGTTTGGCTTCTTGGTGTGTTCCTTTTCTTCAAAGGCATCGTTGTCCCAATCAAAGGTTACGCCACGCAATGACTGTACCTTTTCAAGTGCGCTATCGATTGTTTCGATGTTCTTCTTGTAGCGGATGTCTGATGTACTGTTTAAGTCGCCAGTAACTGTGACACCTCCGCTATAAGTTTGCAGTTTTACCGAACCAGCATAACAGACATTTGCATCACCGTTAAAGTCATAAAAGAAACCCCAATGATTGTATACATCATCAAACAAACCCATTCGGCTTGCGTTGTCGTGCATAAACACAGCACGTCCACCAATGTTGTAACCTTCCCAGCTGCCATGCGCACCACCGTCAATCTCAATAGAGCCATAGTTGCCAGAGACAGGACGGAAGTAGCCATTGCCATTATCGCCTAATCGTACTCCTGAGTTATTAACAGTAACTCTTGGTACGTTGCCTGTGTAAATATACATCAGGTCTGTGCCAAAGTTTATGTAAGTGTCTGTATCTCCATAGTGGTAAATCGTATTCGCCACATACATATTGTTGATGTTGTTTATGTTGTTGCCAGACAGATTTAGTTCACTGGTGGTCAACGACATTTCTGTGACGTCGTTAATATACCAAGCATGTGAACTGTTATTAGAAATACGATAAGCCCAACTACCACCTTCGTCTAAGAAGCCTACCTGCTGGCTATCATTAGCATAAACAGAACCCCAAGTATCATTATCGCTACCACGAAGTCTTAGGCTGACTGCACCTGTTGCAGCATCTGGCATAAAGTCGAAGTTATCCGTCTGCGTATTTCTAAATAGCAAAGCATCTTGACCAGATGACCACTGAATGTATGCTCTATCTGTAGTACCTTCTTGCCAGCGAATGTAAGGATCATTAGCACCAGAGAGGACAATCTTTTCAGAAGTACTACCCGCAATTTCCAACCCGCCAGCGTTGTGAGGGTTTCCAGAAGTTCCTACGCGCAAGCCAAGAGGGGCAGATGCACCCGTACTTTCTGTCTGAAACCGCGTGCTGCCATTATATTGCAAAGATGTAGTGCCATTTTGCGCAAACTTAATTGCCCAGTCGTTGTCGGTATCGTTGTAAATACCAGCCTCTGATGCGCCATTAGACATAAACACCCAATCGTCACGGATAGCATAACCAGCCCAAGTTACGCCACGATCATCGTCTACTTTGATTGTGCCGTAGTTGCCTGTGGCTGTGTCAATGTAGGTGTAAGGTGCTTCAAGGTTGAACGTAATTGTTTCGTTAGAACTTTGGTCTGTCGTGAAGTTACCGCCACCTGACAGACCTGTTCCTGCACTTAGTGTAATTGTAGCATTGTTAGGTATAGTGTCTGTGTTTGTAACAGTCTCAGTCGCAGATGAAATCGCGGTAACGTGACCATATCCATCAAGCGTAATATCTTGGATATATGTACGACCTGAGTTGTTCACAGATGCCTGAGATGAAGTGTCAGCATGTGTAAATGTCAGGTCATATGGATCGCCATCTGAGCCTGTTGATGTGTCTGTCCAGTTGATGTCAATGCCACCGCCCTCAACAAACTTAACCTCTTTGCCGTGGCTAATTGTGACCTCAGTCCCATCGCCATCTTCTAGCTGGAAAGTTGTAAGTCTAGCAGTGTCGGTGACTGTTTCAGTTGCGCTACTAATGCCAGTGACATGTCCAAAGCCATCAAGAGTAATATCTTGAATGTATGTCCGACCACTGTTATTCACAGACGATTGGGTAGAGGTATCAGTATGAGTAAATGTCGTTCCTGATAGGCTCAACCCTGAACCTGCTGAGTAAGTGGTGTTTGTGTCCGTTGACGCAATCGTTACGGTGTCAGTCGTAGCGTTCGTCGTAATGGTTACGTTGCTACCCGCCGCTAGGGTTAGCGTGTCAGCGTCTGCATCTGCAACTACTGTTGACTGCCCAGAAACAGCGATATTTTTAAATGCTGGATCGTTGACCTCTGCGCCAGCCTCTATCCCATTCAACTTCGTGTGGTCAGCATCAGTAAATACGTTACTGTCTGTCGCGCTTTCGACCAATGTGCGTATCTCTGCCGCTGTTTGATCCGCTGTAGCGTTTGCTTCGATATTATCTAGCTTTGCACCATCCGCTGCGACATCGCGCCCGTCTACCGTGCCAGTGACAGCAAGATTGCCTGTTACCGTGGCACCTGTCGCGCTAGGCTCAACCTTAGTAGACCCTTCGTGCTGCAAGCGATTTAGGTCATCAGCTACCGCCGTGATGGACACAGTTGCTGCGCCAGCTAAAGTAATAGCGTTGTTTGAATTGCTGCTTTCTGTCGGGCTGCGTGTTAGTGATGTGCCAGTTGAGCTATAAGTACCCGTGCCAATCTCAAAATTGCCACCTTCCTCAATAACGTATTGAACGACATCACCATTTGAAACACCCGCATCCGCGAATGATTGGTAGCCCACAGACGCACTACCAAGAGTGACCGTGCCGCTACCAGTAGTGGATGTCGTCATCTTGGCCCTGTTAAAAAGTTTAGCCATGATGACCCTCCATTATGCCATTGTTAGGATGCCGTTTGTCCCGATGTCGATTGTGAATGTGTCACCATCGTTCAAGGTCAAGGATGTCCCATAGTCGTAATATCCGATCACAGGATCGGCTGGTGATGTTGGCGTGTCGTTGTAGATCACAACATAGCGAAACGCTGCTACTGAGCCACCTGATGCAGTCAGCGTCAGGTCATCCGCAGATAGCTTATATGTGCCTGATGTCTGTGTGCTAGTGACGTTCGCCAATGTGCGTGACGATAGGTTTGTGTAAGAGATTTCGCTGATGTTCGCTAAAACCCCAAAACCATCCGCTGTTACGTCTGTTCCCGCTGTTGGATCAGTGTTAGACAGTGCAACCGCAAGTGTGTCGCTGTCCAAGTCCATTGCGTTCGCCATGTTTTTGACGAAATCGTTTACCTTTGTAAAACTAGCCATTAGTAACTCCTAATCTTTAAACGACGACCTGAACCGCCTGACTTGGCCTTTTCATTTTCCATGTTTATAGCATCAATCGCACTTTGGAACAATGCTCCCCAAGTTTGCATACGAACGTCCTCACCCAAGAATGGTGCAGAATGAACAAGCGCTCCATACAAATAGGCATCTGGATGATACTGTAAAACCCAGTTTGATGTGTTTGATGTCGATAGCTTGTCAATAGAAGAATAGTAAACCATTTCAAGGGTATACGTGCTATCTGGCGTAGGGAACAACTCTATCGAACCATCAGTTATTGCATAATAACGAGGTGCGCCCGCTGTGTCGGCAGCAGCCTCGCGGCGGTCCATCATCTCAGCCTGCCCAATTAGCTCAACAGCGTGCGGCGGGTTTGCCTGTAAAGAAAACCTAATAGGCTCCATGAAGTCATTAGGAAACGTTGTGTATTGCGTATCAGCCGTTGCCGTTGATCTACGCTCCATTCGCCAGTGGCGCAAGCGGCGATCCATAGTCGCCTCAGTCAAATTAATAAACGTCTTGATCCGCTCAGTCTGATCATCGCGATCTAAGAAATCAGCGATGACGGTTTGAAGCTCTGCATAGGTTGTAATTGACATCTACCACTTCACCTTATTTGCCCAATACGCCGCAGACATCTTGCCCTTAGCTATGTTTTTCGCATGACGCGCCTTAAAGGACTTAGCGCGTTTTGTCATAGTCTTGTCGCCAGTCTTACCCTGCTGACCAAAGCGAATGGTCTTAACCTTATCGCCTTCCTTAGCCACAACTACGTGCGACTTAGTTTTGTGGCTTGGAGTGCGCTTGGGTTTATTATAACCCAATACTCCAGCGCGGGCGAGGCGGGGGTCTTTAGCCATTACATTCCCATCAATACTGGGTCTATACCCATAGAGCGCAAATACCGCGCATAACCGCGACGATAGTTTGCAGGGTCCAAATAACGATCAGCGCCAGACATTGCTGCACGCTCTGCATCTACAAACTCACGAAAAGACATGATCTCTTGCGGAATGTAAGGCGCTTCAGGGGACATGCCTGACGGATAAGCTGTTGTTGGTGTGGCTGGAGCCATCAAGCCTAACTGTTCGGACATTGGCGCGACTGGAGCAACACCTGAAGCCGTGTCACCTGTCGGACTTAGCGCTGCAGTTGTAGCTACTGGGCGAGGCATATTCTCTGGAGCCATGAGCCCACCAAACTCACCAGCAGAGCCGATATTGTAAACATCAGGCGTAACCGATGGTGTCTCTGGGACTAAGCCAAACGCCTCTTTTAAGTAAGCATCCTCATTTGCAGCGGCAATGTCTTGAACAGTTTGGCTATCAAAGCCAGAAACAGGAGTACTTGGGCGCAAAACTGGCTTAGGCGAAGTGCTGCGATCGGCGGTTCTTGCCGCGATATCCTCAACACGCTGCTGCGCTTCATATGGCTTTGCAAAAAGATTACCCAACATAGAAAGCAGGCCGCCACCCTCAAAGCGATCACCTGACTTACCGCCACCGCCACCGTCAATCATATCCAGCAATCCAGTAAAGCGATTGCCGCGCAAATCTGTGCCGCGACCCAACGCAGATAATGCGCCCATGCCAGCTAGTAATCCTAATGCTTGTCCAGCTTTCATTTCTTCTTACCTTTTTTCTTTGCGCCAAGCTTTTTCAAATCTGCGCCAGTAATTTTCTTGCGTGGTGGAGCCACTGCGGCTAACTTCTTTTGCTTTGAACTATACTTAGAATACGGCATTAGGACTTCACCTGCTTTTCCCATTCATAACACTTAACCTGCATGATTGTATACTTTGGATATTTCACCTGCAAAGAGGGAACTCCGTTCTGCATAAAATCAGCAATGCATTCGTTTTCACTCGCATACGCAGGGCCACCGACTGCAAAGCAGTAATTCTGGGCGCATAAGAGAACAAACGCGGTAAACATTACATCACTTCTTCACTTTCTTCTTAGCTGTCTTAGCTGCTTTCTTAAATGCTTTAGCTGTTGGCGCACCTTTTGCACCAGCTTTGCGCATTTTTTCGCCAGAGCCTGCAGCTATGCGCTTACGTTTAGCGTGGATATTGGCATACAAACCTTTAGGCATTACTTGTACTTCTTACCCTGACACTTACCAGCACGTTTACACGCTGCAGGTGTAGGACATCCTTTGCATGGTTTCATAGCTAACTCCTTTGCCGCAAACGTAGCACATTATGCCAAACCACGCAAATTCCTTCGTATCTCACCACGCCAGCTATTAAACGCACCAGATAACGCGGTTGCAGCATCACTCGCCATCGTCAAGCATAGCGCATCCGCCAAGTCAGGCGAGGTTAAGCCACGCTTGCGCATCTCATCCTTACTCTCAGCCTTCATTTTACCACTAGAGGTAAAACTATACCTAATACTGGTCAACTCTGCGATGAGCTTCTCATTCTTCGGCAGCTTACACGCACGATCTTCAAGCCAACCCTTAGTTTTAAACCACAACTCAGATCGCAGGTTCAGGTAGGTATCACCCATGCTAGGCGCTTCTGCCACGTTTATCCCGCGCACAGGCAGACCAATCTCATTCAAGCGGTCCACAACGCCAGAACCAACGCCGATACTATCCACCAATATCTCACGCGGCTGTCTACTAGGCGGCAAAGCCTCATATTCAGCAACAACACGGCCAACAGTCTGCATCAAATCCAACCCCTGCCACGCCATAATCTCGCTTACAATCGGACCCTGACGCTTACACAGCGCAGTCTTATCCGTGCCAAAGCGAGCAACATCCAAGCCCCAGACAGGCTTGGTATCCTCGTCAATCTGCACATCACGATGCGTGGCGTTCTCTACAAGGTGGTAGGGAATGATCGTGTCATCATCAGCCAGAGGAAACTCACCAAGAACACGAATACGATAAGCATTACTTTCCTCACCATATCTAATCCGCATCTCCTCAACAAACTCATCGCTCACCAGAGGACTATCCACGCAAGACCAGCGGCGTGTCCACCAGCTATCCGCCATGCGCGTCTGGCTCTCAAAAAACGTACCACTACTTCGCGTAGGGTTGCTCAGCATAATAGTCGTCGCACTATGACCTGACATAGACCCAGCCGCAGCCTCAAATACCTGCTCAGGCACACCAGAAGCCTCATCCACAACCAACATAACATGCTCAGAGTGAACACCAGCCAAAGCTTCAGGCGTTTCTGCGCGTGACGTTCTAGCAGAGATAAACATCTCACTCTGCGCAGACATATGCTCTACGCGGTCAGACTTCACATTCAACACGCTCTGCAAGCCCTCTGGAAGCTCATTTATCCAGCGCTTTAGCTCTGCAAACAGCGCGTCAAAAAGCTGGCTAGAAGTTGGCGCAGTTACAACAACTTTATTTGGGTAATGCATCAAAAAATACCATAGCATTGCCCATGATGCTGCTGTAGACTTA